TCTTCTCTTTTCTTTTCTTATCATATAGGCCGATCGCGGATCGTTCGTTGTCCGTACCGTGATCGATCAGTGATCGATCATCGTTCGATCCTTGGTCGTGTTGTGGTCGGTTGTCGATCGGCTCGTCCTGGCCTTTCCGGTAGTCGCCGACAATCTGCGCGGCCTCCCATGTCGCGGCCGGTGGCGCCGGGTGAGACGGGCGCGGACGCTTGGAGCGGTGGTCTCGGGTTATGTCCTGATCGAACCTGTCGAGGACGCCATAGGTCGAGCCCTCCACCTCGTAGGTATGCACCAGCCCCGCCGCCTTGAGACGATCCAGGATCTCTGTCATCTCGCCCGGAGCGATGAACGCGCCAAGCGCGCGACGTAGCGCCGTGGCTCCGGCCTCGAACCGCCCATGCTCATCGGCTGCCAGATACAGGCTCAAGAGCATCCCCCGATCGGCGTGCGATAGGTCCAGGACGCGCTCTTCGGACAGAAGACGACGCGGAACGGGCATCCATGGCCAGCTCATCGGTCCACCACCCAATCGGCCGCACGGACCTTGCCGAAGGTGAAGTCCTCGATCTTCATCGCCGCATCTAGGCTCGGGATGTTGTGCCCCTTGCACCATCGTCCGATCGTCGTCTGTGCGATCCCGGTGCGTCTGGCCATCTCGTTTTGGCTGATTCCGGTGGATTGCATCCACTCGACAAGCGCCGCGCGGCCTGCGTTGTTGCTGCTCATCTCGCCCCTTCTGCATTCGTGGCTTGCCCCATTATGCACGGCTGCAGTAGGCTTGCAAGACAATCAACCACGGTGGACGTATGCCAAGACCTACAAAGGCACAAGCGCGCGCCTTGAAGCGCCTACATGACAACGGAGGGACGGTGGGAAAGTTCCTACTTCCTGAACCATGCCCAAAGACCGGACACCCAAAGATCCACGGTCACACGGTCAATAAGCTGGTCGATCTCGGCTGGTGTCAGTTCGGCATGGATGAGCGCCGCCCGGTGTTCTGTCTCACTAATGCCGGTTGGCTCGCGTGTGCCGCCCTCTTCGGAGACGTGCCGCTACCGCCTGGTGTTCAGCCTGAGCCCGAGCCTGAGCCAGATCCTACGCCTGTGGAGCCTGTGAGCGCGCACACTGTCGAGCTAACAGAGGACGAGGCTCGGGCCTTCGCGCTGTGGCTCGCGCATCGTCGTGCGGCTCCCAAGATGCCACCCGAAGCAATTAAGCGCGCCGAGCCTATCCCGATCGAACTGCCCGAGGATCACGAGGCTTGGTTAGAGCTTCGGAAGCAATCGATCGGATCGTCCGATGTTCCTACCGTCCTGGGCCTGAATCCCTGGTCTGGGCCGTGGAAGCTGTGGGCGCTTAAGACTGGCAAGATCCCGAACCAGGATGCCGGATGGTATGCGGCATTGGGAACGAAGATCGAGCCGCTGATCTTGGAGCTGGCGAGCGAGGATCTCGGGGTCGATGTCCTGAAGCCTCGGAACGCATACCGGCACGGGCTGATCTCGTGTCTGACCGCAAACCTCGACGGACTCGCACGCGACCCGCTCGATCCGGCGCGCACTGTCATCGTCGAGGCTAAACACGCCAGCCTCTACGCGAAGAAGGCGATCGAAGCTCTCCGAGACCATGGCACGGTGACGCCGGGATCGGACGTGGAGCGGTGGTACTACCAGATTCAAGAGCAGATCGCCGTTATGGCTGTCGACGCGGCCTACCTCGCCGCCCTGGTGAATAAGGACTTTTACACGGTCCGAATCGAACGGGACGATCGAGCCATCGCCACGATCGAGCGTGAGTGCTCGGCATTCTGGGATCGGTTCGTGGCTGGTCCTGACGGCCCGAAGCCGCCGCCAGCAAGCGCGGCCGACCTTGGGACGCTCACAAGCGTTGCCGACACAGACCCGGAAGAGACAGCGGAGATCGATGATCTTGCGGCCGAGCTGCTCCGCGTCCAGGCGATCAACGACGAGATCCGAGATCTGAAGACCGAGAAGGACGGGATCGACGCCAAGATCCGACAAGCCCTTGGGGATGCTGGGATCGGGACCGTTGAAGGCGTGACACGTGTTCGAGTCTCACACAGCGAGCGAACGAGCCTCGACACGAAGAAGCTACGAGCTGAGCACGCGGACCTCCTGAAGAACTATCAAACCACGAGCCGCACGAGTCGGCTCACTTACACGAAGGCGAAGCAATGAACGACAAGACCCCAACACTTGAGATCGTAAAGCATGAACTGATCGGAGACGGCGCGAAGCTTCGCGCGGCACTGCCCGATCACCTCAAAGACTCGGCCGGGGACTTCATCCGGCTCGCCCTGGTCGAGTTCCGGCGGACGCCAGCTCTCCAGAACTGCGCGCCTGCGTCCGTTGTCGCCGCTGTGCTCGACTGCGCGCGCCTGGGGCTTAAGCCTGGGCCGCTTGGACATGTCTACTTTGTGCCATATCGGACCGACTGCACGCTGATCATTGGATATCGCGGGCTTATCAAGCTGGCGCTTCGCTCTGGAGACATCACGGCCGTAGAGGCTCACCCGGTCTTTGAGACTGAGCGGTTCGACGTGGAGTTGGGGAGCGAGCCGAAGATCACGCACGTCCCGGACTACAGCGTCCCCCGGTCGCCTCAAAACGTGCGGCTGGTCTACGCCATCGCACACAAGGCCGATGGGCGGTCTCTCTTCGACGTCATGACCCGTGGAGAGATTGAGGCTATCCGCAACCGCTCAAAGGCGCGCGGCGGCCCCTGGGCGACGGACTGGATCGAGATGGCACGCAAGACCGTCGTGAAGCGAGCTGCCAAGTATTGGGACGTGTCAGCCGACTTGGCCGAAGCTATCGCGATCGACAATGAGTCGACCGGATACGAAGAAGCTCCCAAGCCTGAGCCCGTGATCGCCTCGACGCCTGAGCCGGTGATCTCCCGGTGGTCTGAAGAGGAGTAGACAAAGAAAAGCCCGCCGAGATTGCTCCGGGCGGGCTGGCGGGTGCGAGCTGGCGGCTAGAGATCCATCTCGGCCACGGTCACGAAGTCCGAAAGCGGAAACGCCGCGATCAAGACGTCATCAGCGGCGTCTACCCATGCCGCCATGTGTTCCTCGAAGAAGTCAGCGGCCGCGATAGCGCTGCGGAACGCGACCGGATGCGCGGCGCCGTCCACGTCCACGTGATTCGCGAAAGCTCGCGTGGTAACGCCAGCCGAAGCGTGGACGGTTCGAGTGATCAGAATCGCAAACATTCGCTACCTCCTTGGCCTCCCGGCCTGTGGTTCTACCCCAAAAGCCCGCCGGGACGAATCCGGGCGGGCTGGGTGGGTGCGTGAGGTGCGGCTACATTGCGATCTCGATCCCCTTCTTCTCGCTGTAGTAACGCGCAACCCAGTACTCTCCGCCGTCGTCGAGCTGGAGTCCGCGAGCCGCGATCTCGTAGGCCGTCTGCACGTCGTTTCCAGCCTGGATAAGAAAGTCCATGATTGCGAGGGCGTCGTTGGCCTGGATGTAGGGTGCTCGGTTCTTCGCGTTGGGGATGATGTTGCCTGCGTTCATTTTCTGTCTCCTTGGGCTCCCGCCCTGTCTTGATGATCTGAAGTTAAACCACTCCGATTCAGAACGCAACCAAAAAACGCATTCTTTTGTGCTTTTCCGGTGTTTTTTTTCATCACACCGGTTCGGTACAGCGTTTGGCGAACGAAGAAAAACGCGGGGTGAGCTGTCCAAGACGGCCGGATCGCCTCTAGCGCGTGGGCGTGATCACCACTTGACCTTATCGGACCAGTAGGCGGCGCTCATCTTGCCCTTGGCGATGTTCTTCGCGTGTCGGGCCTTGAAGGCTCGCCTCTTGGCTCGGTCTGCGTCTGTGTCGCTCTTCTTCGGGCTCCCGGCAGTCTGCGCGCCTTGCTGACCGAATCGGATCAGTTTGATCTTGTCGCCTTCTTTGGCAACGACCACGTGTGATTTCGTCGGATGCTTCGGCGTCCGCTTTGGTTTGTTGAAGGCGTCAACGCCTGCGAGTTTGAGCCGGTAGTCTTTCTGTTTCGGTGGCATGGTCTCACCTCCCCGGTGAGCGTAGCACAAAAGAAAAGCCCGCCGGGATTGCTCCGGGCGGGCTGTTTGGGCGCGCTGGCGGCTACTCGATCACGAACACGTCTCCGCACCACTCACCATCGAGATCGCATGGGTGCATTTCTTCCCACGCTTCAAGCGCCCAAAAACCGAAGCGCCCGCGATCTCTCGGCTCCTCATACACGTGCGTCGTCCCGTCGTACTCCACCGCGACCTCTCCTGCCTTAAGGCATACAGGGGATCCAGGCCTGACGGTGCGCTTGTGCGTGTATCCGTAAATCATTTCGGATCCTCCACACACAGCACGTCGATCACCCATCCATCCATTAGCGCGACGCTCACGCGACCATCCACGAGCGCCGCGTCTCGGGCCATGCCCTGGATCGCGTAATCGCCCTCGGCCTCTTTGGACTCTTCGAGCGCCTTGATCAGATCAGACACCTTCATTCTCTCACCTCCTAGTGGTTCTACCCAAAAAGCCCGCCGGGACTGCTCCGGGCGGGCTGGTTAGGTGCGTGGGTGCGGCTAGAAGAGAAAGCCGGGGGGCGTTCCCTGTGCAATTGCAACCGCGTAATTCTTTGCCGCCGTGTAGCTGATGCCAGAGGGCAAGCAAACGTAGCCGAATGCGAAAGTCTCAACCCACCACTCGTCGTCGAAAGCGAATCCGCTCTGTCGTCCAAGGGTGCCATAACAAGCGCCCTTCAGCTCAATCGACCACTCGACACAATCTTGGTACTCGCGTGCGGTGTTGAACTTGTACTCTTTTGCCTGTGCTGCGGTTGCGTTCGTCATGTCGTGTCTCCCTGGGCTCCCGCCCTGTGTCTGAATACCTTTGTACACCGGACCGATTCACAAACACAAGTTAAAAAGCACATTTTTTTATCTTTCTGGTGTTTTTTTTCGTCGGGTCGGTTATGAATGCGGGCAGGAGGTGCACTAATGGACTTGCACGAACTAGCCAAGATCAAGGGAGAGGACGCGATCGCAGACGTGATCGGGTGCCAGGTGACGAGCTTTCGGAACAAGCGATCGGGACAACGCCCGCTGTCGATCGATGATCTGTACGCGCTCAAAGCCGCGTTCTCTGAATTCGACATTGGAGCGACGGTGATCAAGATCGGCCGTCGGCGATCTGTGCGCTAATTTTGACGGGCCTTCTGATCCGGTTGAATGTCGGATCAGGAGGTGCCGACATGACCACAACCGCCACAGAGACCCGCTATACCGTTGATCACGCATTGCGCCTGGGCTTCAGGATCATCCGATTCGCCCCGGCCCGCTATCACGTCACGCTATGCGGTCGCGAGCTGGTGCCCGATCTAGCGCTCTCGACTTATGAAGAGGCACTCGGGCTGATCGTTGACTCGATCGAACTGGCCCCGGAAGCCTAGACCGCGATCCATCGCTTAGGACACCCGCCGCGCTTGCCTGTGGGCTCCCATGCGCTTGTAAGGTGCCCTTCGCGCTCCAGCTTCCACAGGTACCACCGGATCCGCTCACCTGTGACGCCTAGGCCCTGGGCGGCCTCTTTCACGGTCGCGCCGGTCTCTCCCCGGCCGATAATCCAGGCTAGAAGTTGATCGCCTCGGCTCGCGAAGCCGCCAAGATCCCGATCACGATTCCAACGACTACGCCGCCGGTCGTCCATGTCGCAGTTGTGATCCACGTCGATCGAGTCTGAGGGCTCACGGCTGCGGTGTCTAGCAATCCCGAGAGACGCTCTGATCTTGCCTGCTCGGCTTCGAGCACGGTTCGCAACCTGTAGATCTCCGCCGCGCTTTGTGCTGCCTTGCTCTTCGCCCTGGCCTCGCACGCCGGAAGATCAGCGCGTAGGCACGTGATCGCCTCTGTGGCCTTCTGAGGCGGCACGAGCAGCCCTCCGCACGGGGCGATCTCTCCGCCCTCGATGGGCTGGACCTTTGGACACTCGGCCGCTTGTGCCGAGCTGGTGAGCAGTGCTCCGGCGATCATGAGCGCGATCCTAGTCTTCTGCATTCCACAGATCCGCGAGTGCTTGTTTGTCTAGAGCCGCCGCCGAGAGTTTGCGCCGGATGTCTTTGATCTTGGCCTGCGCCTCTTCCTCGCGCTTCTGTGCGGCCTCGATCTCTTTTTGGGCGCGTGTGAGTGCAGCGCGTGACGTGATCACAATCTGGCGCGCCTCTTGTGCGTCTATGTGATACGCCTGACTGCGCCGCTGCCACTCGTCGCGCTCGTCGACTGTGCGCGCCAGCGCGAGCCCGAGCAAGACGCACACGACGATCAG